CGCGAGCCGGTGTAAAACTTGATGAGCGCATTCGCGCCGGCTTGCGAAGTGATTGCATCGAGGCGAGCATTGCGCGCGGTAGCGGACAAACCAATCGTCATGCGTGACTCCAATGAAAAAAGCCCGCGCGAAGGCGGGCTATTGATGCGAGAGGGGAGGGGATTACTGCGCGGCGGCTTTCGACTCGGCGCGCGAGATGACGTAGTTGTATGCGGCGTGAGCTGCGGAGCCGAGCAAGCCCGTCACGAGAACGGCGACGCTTTCGGGAACCGGCGCATGGAAAAGCGCGGAGAGCGCCCAACTCACAGCGGGTTCAAGCGTCGCGGCAGAAACGGCGATGCCACCGGTCGGAATGCTGGATTTGTTCATTTAGTGCATCTCATCGGGAGAAAAAACGAAGTCTTTCAGCGCGACGGCCTGCATGATCCACATCGGATACGGGACCATATGGATGCCGTGATTGATGCCGCGGTGGTGCTTGGCGCAGAGGATGCGCATGTTGTATTCGGAGTCGACGAAATCGGCCGGCTCTTTGAACGTCGACCAGTCGAAGCCGGGATGCAGCGCGCGCATCTTGTCCCAATCGACGCCTTCGCTATCCGCCCACTCGATGTGCCAGTGATGCACCTCGCGCTTTTCCTTTGTGCCGCAGACCCAACAGGGCGTGTCGAGCACATGAACGAGGTGATGCTTGGTTTTGCGGAACAGAGCCGATTCGGTGCGCGGCGGGTGATCGGGGTAATTGATCGAGAAGTGGATCGTTTCGTTTTGCGTGTGTTCGAGCATAAAAAAGCCCGCGCGAGGCGGGCGTTTGCGTTAGATGCCGAGCGCGGCTTTCGCCTTCGCCCACCTTGCGCGCCGCTGATCGGCGCCGAGAAGTGCGGGATTTATGCGGCGAGTGATTTCATCAAATTCGCCGGCGTCAGCGAGCGCGTTCAAGCCGTGATTGATCCAGTAGAAGCCCGCCACAAGCGCAGCGGTGTTCGCGTCGCTGCGCACGAGGTCGGGATTCGCAACGATGTCAACGCCGATGTCTTTCGCGGCTTCGGCGAAGTTCGAGCGGAAAGTTGTCTGCACCAAGCCACTTCCACGGAACCTGAATCCATCGCCGCTCGCCGCATTGCCGTTGCCGTACTTGTTCGCGTAGACCATGTTCGCAATCTGCTCTTGCCGCGCGAGCGGAACGGCTTTCTCGGTCGGTTGCCGCCCGTACTTCACCGCGACCGCATACGTCATCACGCGCGGGAATGTCGCCATCAGCGCGGGGATCGCGTAATCGAAAGATTCGGATAAGCGCCCGAGCGAGCCGGATTCATGACCGATCTGCGCGAGGAATGCCGCGAGGCGTTGCGGCGTGTTGATCGAGTAGCGAGCACATGCGGCGGTGAGCGGCGCGGCGAATTTGGCGGCGTTCGACGTCATCGACTGGCATGCGGTTTCGAGTAGGGCGGGCGTGATGACAACAGTCATTTATCTGCCTTGCCGTCGAGTTTGTCCTCGATCCGATCCAACTTCGCAAAGACCGCCTTGAATGTCTCGGTCAGACCTTGCAACGCGCGCTCGAAGTTGTTCGCCGTGACGTAGGTTTCGGCGCAATGGAGTTTGAAGTCGGCAAGCGCCTTTTCCGCCTTTTCCGCGCGATCGGTCGATGCGAGTGCGTTCGACTCGACCTTGGCGTGGAGCGAGCGATACAGCCACCAAATGACGGCGCTGCAACCCGTCGCAAAGAGAATCAACCAGCCGTTGATAATGTTGAAATCCATCGATCGCCCAAAGAAAAAGCCGCCCGGAGGCGGCATAAAAAAAGCCGCCCGAAGGCGGCTGTTTAGCTGTGAGTGACGTTACGCGCTAGGCGGCGCATGAAGCCTATTTGCAGGCTTCGCGCGCTCAACGATACGTGCAAGAGCAGACCCTAGCCTGATCATCGGCACTTCGATGAGGTGATAGGTAATCAGCGCCCCGACGGCCGTCGCAACGACGATCCCGAGCGGCACGAGCTGCAAATTGACCGCGGCCCTGACCGTCGCGTCCGGCAACGCCTTCTCAAGATAATCAGCGCCCTGCACGATCGGCACATGCAGCAGATAGACCGAATACGTGTAGTCGCCGAGATGAGACAGCCATTCGGGAATCGAATCCTCGAACAGCATCACCGACAGCATGAGGAAGAAAGCCGGAACGCCCCATCCGATGAAGCGCGGCAGCACCGCATCGAAGTAGAAGAGACGAACGTCCATGCGCAGCACCGACATGCCGAACGGCGGAACCCAATCGGACGCATGACCCGCGACGACGAACAGGCACGCGCTCGCGAGCAAAAGCGGCCAGCGGACGGCGACGAGCTTGCGCCATACGTCGCGATTGCTCCACAGCACGCCGAGCAGCGCGCCGAGCGCGAATTCGACGACGATCGACGCGATGTAATAGACCGTGTTATCGATCGTTAGCGAGAACAGTCCGAGCGCGAGCGCAATGCATGCAGCGAGTCTCGTCTTCCATGGAGTCAGCAGGCAGAGCGCCGTCAGGAGATAGAAATACATCTCGAAATTGAGCGTCCAGCCCGACAGAATCGCCGGGTCCCAAAATCCTGTCGGACTCAGGTACGGCATGAACATCAGCGAATTCAGATAACCGCTCACCCACTGCCCACGAAACCCGGTCGCAACGATATACGTCACGAGCGCGTAGAGCGGCCAAATGCGGAAGAAGCGCCGAACGACGAAGCCGAGCGTTGAACGGATTCCGTGCGGCTTCGAATCAGTCGTGACGAGCATCAGAAAACCACTGATGCAGAAGAAGACGTCGACGCCGATCGAGCCGCAAATGCCATGCGCAGGCGAGCACTCAAGCGGGTTGCTGAATGGCAGATTCCACGCCCAAGGAGGGAGGTGCGCGCCGAGGACCATCGCAGCGGCGACGAACCTCAGCAACTGAACACTTTTAAGCATGATCGGGACTTACGGTTGCGGAGCCGCCATTTTAGGCGATTCCGCGCTGGCCATCCGTCACCAAGCAACCGCCTCGACATCGGCAACCGTTCCGGCCGCTCTGACCGCAGCCTTCCGCACTTGAAGTTTGTTGAACGCGACATTGCCTTGCGAGAGCATCGCCCCGTACAAACCCTTCAGATCATCGAGAGAGAAAGGAACCTGCGTGTTGTCGAGTGCAACCCAATAGAAACCGGTCGGCGCCGATCCCGTAAGGTTATATCCGGTCGTTGCTTTCAGTAGGGTGTCTTGGCTGCCGGAGTCTGCCTGGAATGTTTGCGAGACGCCTGCGACAGTCTTGTATGCGACAGGAACTTGAACCGCCTCCTGATAGGCGGCGTAGATTTCCGCGATCTTAGACGATTGCGCATCCGCGAGAAGTTCGGCGGCGGCAGGGTCGGCCGGAGCCACAAGGGACTTATTGACGACCGTATACGGCTTCGCTGAAGAGATCGCGGCCAGCCATTCAGCGTCAGTAATGTCGATCACGGTCGCGTTTTTCGGTGCCGGACTGTCTACCGTGTCATAGAATGCGACGATCGCGCCCGCCTCGTTATACGCTGCTTGTTTTTGACCCATAATTTAGCTTCCGATTGCGATGTAAGTGCCACTTCCGCTTTGGCGAGTGCTCGCCGCCGACCACCAGTTGCAATTCATTCCGTTGACTGTCGCTGAGTTGTAGCCGCCCCATGCGCCTGTGCCACTGCACAGGCCACTTACGACCGCAAGCCGAAATGCAGTCGGAAATGCGATAGGGAACGTAACCGGCGTATCCGCCGACGCGGAGCCGACGAACTGCCCCCACTGCAAGATCCATCCGTTCGGGAGTTTCTGATAGCCCGACCCGGCAAGGGATGCGCCGAACTGCCCGAGATTGACTGCATGCCCCGTCTGCGTCGCCGCCGCCACCTGAACAGAGCCGCCCGTCGAGTCGAGCATCACATACGAACTCAGCGAGCTATTCCATTGCAGCCAGACGTCGCCGTTCGCCGCGACTTCGCCGCCTTGCAGCGCGGAGTGCGCCGCACCGACAACCGCGACAGCGCCGAGGCCGTCGTTGACCGTCAGCGCGCCCGTATTCGCGGCGGGCGCTTTGTACTTCAGCACCATGCCGTCGATGCGCGAAGCAACGGGCGGCGTCGGCGCGATAACGTGCGCGTTTGCCGTGCCTGTCGCAACCGAGTACGTGCCGTTCATCTCGATCATCGAAAGCAGATTCGAGCCGAGGAATGGCGCGCCCGAAACCTTCGCAATGTTGCCGGCGACAACGCTCGTTGCTCCGTATGCGACCGTAATCGTATAGAGCGCGATCTGACCGGCCGGCGTTGCGGGCGTCAATTGCGAGCCGGTCGTCGCCGGCACGCCCGCGGTGAGCGTCAATTGAACCGTGTCCTGACGCGTCGTGTTCTGTGAGGCGCCGGTTCCGTTCGGCCCGCTGAACGCTTGCGAGGGGTTCGATGCGTTGTAATACGGCAGCACGACCGCGTTCGTGTCGGCTTCGAGGAACGCACCGGAAATCAAGTAGACGATCGACTGCCCGGAAGTCGTCGGCGCAGGCGTGGCGAGCGTCTGCGCGGTCTTGAGAATGCCTTGCTTCTGCGTCACAAACGAGTCAGCAGGAAGCGACGAGTACGCCGTCGCGTCGAGCGCGGCTTGCGCATACACCGCGCCAGGCTGCACGACGACATTCATCGCGGCGGGCGTATTCGGAACGCAGGCAAGGCCGGTGAAAAACGTCGATGTGCCGAAAGTGTCTTGCGCGAGCTGGCCGAGCGCGAGAAGCGTCGACTTGTTCGTATTCAGCAGGTCCGTTTCAAGCGGAATTGCGCCCGGATATACCAGAACTCTGTCGATGATAGTTCTCCAGAAATGAAAAACCGCCCGCAGGCGGCTGGTTTAGCGAAACTGGTTTCGCCCCAATCGAGGCGGGACGGTTAGGATTTTTTCGACAGGCCAGCCGAGTTTGATTCGAACGTCAATGGCGCTGCGATCAAACCCGGTTTCTTTGGCCCACTGCGCAACAGTCAGTCGCCGCCCTTGGTATTCAAGATATACAGAGTCCTGTTTGTTGTTGATCTGCTCATCATCAGTCGCCCACCTGCAATTGCTTGGCTCGTAGCCGCCGTTCACGTCGATCCGATCCAACGTCTTTCCGGCTGGCTTTTCACCCATGTCGGCGAAGAAATTTTCGAACACAAGCCATCGCTCGCAGATAGCAATTCCGCGCCCGCCGTATTGCTCATAGTGCGATGCTTTTGGGTTGAGGCATCGCGTTTTCATGGACGCCCACGCGCGATAAGTCGGAGTGCCGCTCATCCTGTGACTGACATTGAAGGCGGGTCGGACTCGTTCAGCACTAAAGCAGCCGCACGATACCGTCTTGCCGCGCGCGATGTTCTTGCAGATGTAGTGCTTCACCGAGCCGCATTCGCAGGCGCACTCGACGTACCATAGGTTGCGACCTTCTCGAACGTAATACGGGGAGCCCGTCACCGACAGCCGACCAAAGCGAGCGCCGATAGTCATCAAGTCCTGAATCGCCATTGCTACCTCGTAAAATCTCGATAAGGTAGGAATTTTACAGAAAAACTATCTGCGTGTCCATCGCGCCAAAGTGAATCTCCAAAAGAAAAAGCCCGCGCGCGGCGGGCTTGGTGATGCAATTGACGAGGATTAGTTACTGATCGCGACCCATGCAATCGTCGCGGCGGGCAGCACTGAAGCGATAGCGGCGTAAATGGCCGCGTCGGTCACGCCGGTTGTCATGTCGCCGATGTTGGCGTAAGCGGCGCGCGATGGCGTCGCATATCCGCCCGGCGATGTGCCGTAGCCCTGAACGTATGGGATGCCGGAACCGGCCGGGCGATACGCTTTGATGAAAGCCTGATAATTCAGCAGCAGCGAACCGTATGCGCCCGCGACGCCGTAGCCGATGCCGCCCGAGCGGTATGCACCGGTATCCTGCGGTCGAGTCGGCTCGATGATGACTGGTGCGCGCCCGGTGAGGTCCGTCAGAATCTTTATCACCGCCGCGCGTGTGCCGCGCTCCCGGATGATGTTGATCTTGATGCGCGTGCGGTACGCCGGATCGGTTTCGTTCGCCAGGCGCGGCAAGCCGCCATCGCCGAAGTAATCCGCCGCCGCGAGGTCGAGCCAGCCATCGGTCGATGTTTGCAGTCGGGTTTGCGCGAGCATGTACCGATACGCCGCGTAGACCGTCACGAACGCCGATGCGATGCCGCCGATCAGCGCGTCGAGAACGGGCGAATCGGAGCCGAACCAGCCGTTCGGCATGCGCGCTTTAATGCGCTTGAAAAAATCCTGTTGATCGCCCGTCATCACGAAACGCCCACAGAGGCCGCTTTGATCGCCTGCTGATTCGTCACCGTAAGGTCGGACGTGCCGCCGTTGATCGTCAGCGTGAGCACGCTTAGAACGTCACTCGATGCGTCGATCGCAATCTGTCCGAGCTTGAAGTACGGTAACTTGGCGCCGAGCGGAAGCGTGTTGATGTAGGTCGAAATCGCGGATTGCACGAGCGCGCAAGTCGTCGAGTGCGCGACGCCGGTCGATGTCGTTTGCAGCGTCATGACGACCGTCGCATTGACGACTGTCGGCGCGAACACACCGAACGTCGATGTAAAGGGGCGCACCGCGTCGACCGCGTTATAGA